AGTTTGGTAACAGTTTCATGAGTATCCACATTAGGAAGATTGCCTTGAGGAAAAGGTTTAATATAGTTTGGATTTGACAGAATAGTAGGGCGAGACATGCCAAACAAAGTGGCGATAGAACCAACAGCTGATGCACAAATTTGCGAAGCGCGCGCATAAGGCGCAATGCTCGGAAATTTAGTAAGTGCTCCAGCAGCTTTTGCGACCGCAGATGCAGGCTTTGATATAATACCAGAGCCGTATTCATCCATAGTCGAATCGGTAATTCTGGCTTGCGACTCAAGTACATCTCCCTTTCTGGTGCGGAGATCAGCAATAAGGCTGGTCGGAACAGAAAGTTTGACGTCTTCTGCCCATGCAAATACGGAGATAAAGACTGGGTCATTGCCTCCATTCGCATGTTGGAGAACTGCAGTGCTTTGGATATCCACTTTCCCAAGAAATCGATGGTCCCCTGCGGAGACTGAGACGTAATTTCTCGGAAAGAAGAATGGCACAGTAAGTTCACCTCCAGCATTGTTAGCCGGATCAATCCAAATATGAGGTTTCTGGGAAGAATTGATGATATCAGCAGGAACTCTAATTCTGTTTCTAGTTACCTGGTCGTCGTAGAAGTAAGGATTATAAGACACTAGTGCACGACCATAATGAAATGGTGTTGCACTCACGACAAATCGCATACGCAATCTATGTCGTAATAGTTCAAAATTATCTATCTTACTCTGGAAAACTTGATTATCATGTAGTTTTTCCCAAGGATTAAATTCTGCCAGCAGGGCGTCTCCAACGGCCCATTCGATCGTGGCGATACGAATAGGTCTGGAAAGAAAATCGCCTAGTTGGGCGTCAGAATTCATTCCAAGATTCATGGTTGCGTCTTCTGCACTGTCAATTGACATACACCAACCACCAGTTTCTTCATGAAAAGCTGTAATCTGTTGATTGGCTGTCTCAGTAGCAGGACACTCAGTCTGAAGAGGTCCGCTTGCATCGGTTTCTCCAGACTGTGAATTGAGCACTTCGAGTTTAAATATATCTACAGGCTCGTATTGCTGCAATTCGGCAACCCTCTTGCGAAGGGCTGTGTTCTTCATCTTCAAGTTGGCACACTGCGAGTATTTACGAGTGATATTATCTTTCAGATTAAGAATAATAGAGTTCAACTCATCAATTTGATTGCGAAGATCAACGATTGTAAAGTTAAGCTCATCTATTTGATTTACATATAGTGTTACATTGTTTGTGTGTTGTTTGGTAATAGTAGTAATGCAATTTATTTACATATGGTCAGCTCGTGCATCAATGAACCGCCACAGGGTCCTTCTTGTTTGTAGTAGCGAACTACCGAGTGTGAAAACACTCGCACACTAACTCTGAGTTTTCTCTACTCAAACGATGTTGAGGATCGCATCGTGGGAGCAAGTAACTACCCCAGAGTGGTTCTTTGGTTTATCCAGCATGTTTCCAACGCTGTGGGACGTCTAGTCCCAGTAGCCAGCCCAAGCTCGCCAGTCGAAACTGGTTCGTTCTTCATTGTCGAAAAACTCTGAGGTTGGGTGGATCGAATTTGCCATCTGCAAATATCGAATAATTGCTCTGACCATGTTCTCCATAACTTCCTGAGAAGTGGCATTTGCCAACCAATCGAAGAATCCCTTCTTCCATAATTGATAGCAGAGGCCAATGGTGAACGCGATGCCCATAGAGATGCACGTCTTAACGACGCGAGCAAGCATCCTACGAATGTTCTCGCCAGCAGTGCTCTCCGGGTCGTACTCCTTGCGAACCCGAAGAAGGCTATGAACGATAAGTACGCTGCTACGTACTGTGGAGGAATAGAGCTGCCGGCATGACTTTCCAGCACCTCTTCTTCCAAACTCTTAGCATAATCCCCAATCTTGTACTTACGCTTGAACTCAATCAAGCGCTCGTCATAAGTCTTGAGATCTCCCAAGAGACCTGTGATACCAGCACGTCTGGCGATTTCATAAAGTTCTGGAATTCGCCGAGTGTAGTACTCACGTCCGTATCCAAACCAACAACGCGCTACATTTTGCAATGCTTCGCAGGAGTGTTGCTGTGGGGTCAATTCGGTAGACTTCATATGCGTGTGAAGCATTTTAGCCACGGAATCTTCCTCAATTCGAGCTGTGTAAAGGTTCAATTCCTCGTTCCACACTGGATAGTGTTTGAGGAATGAAGCTTCAGTAAGCTTGATGTATGGAACGGATTCAGCTTCTTTATCAGCCATAGTGTAAACAATACCACTTCTGGCCAATACTTCAGCAATACGGGTGTGATTGAAGGCATCATAACCTGGCTTCACGCCCATTTCATTGTCATCTCCATAAGTGATCAAGTTGCATACTTTATGGAAAATGGGCACATTCCACCAACGATCCTCTTTGGCAATCACGTAATAGGCATAGCGAATATACAAGCTATTCACAATACTGTTAATAATTACGGTCAAAGGATGACCTGATGGATTACTGCCTAGAAATTTCACCAGAACACCGAAAAAGTCTACGGTAGGACTAGAGATTTCACTGGCAATGCCCTTGAGGACTTCCAAATCCTCTCCATCATAGTTGCCGCTCTCGACCATGATGTCGATGGCAATCCTGAATGCGGCCAGCATGAATTGACGAGACATCTGGCCATCAAACGCCTTGTAGTCACCTGCGATGATGCGATCAGTCCCATGCTCACTAACATAGTCCATGAGCTCAGAAAACTCAGGGGATTGAACATCAACGCCTACAGCACATTCAAACAACTTCTTGTGCTTCTGCATAAGTGCAGAAAGGCTCAGGAAGTATCTACGCACCAACAAAGTGTCGGGACAACTGCAACCAGCAAAAACCCTGCGTTTTTCCTTGTCCAGTCTGGTAGATTCATCCTTCATAGCAGCTTTAAAAATCATATTGCTGCGCTCTCCTTCTCGCAAAACTTCTTCACGACGATTCACTTCGTCCCAAATCCACTGTTCAGCAGAAAGAGCTCTAGAGATCCCATCAATCCTACGATCTGTTTCGGAGACATATCGTTTCTTTTGACCTCTAAAGGGAAAACCCATACTCGTATCCAAAGCAATGGAATTAATTCCTTTGTGGCCATCCAGGCCAGCTAGATTCACATCATCATCAATCTTACCAAGAGATGCGAGGTCTGCCTTTGAAAGTCCACTCATCAGTTTACTCTTATAATCGATACAAGCTTTTGTAAAGCATTCTTGATCGAAGATGTTAGCTGTGTGCGTCTTACGATCCAAGTCGACATTACGATGCTCAATTTTATTCAAGCCAGTCGCCTTGCCATGGATTTTCTTAATCCCAGAAACGGGTTCAACATGTTCAGATATCAACGAAGTGACAACATTAGAACTGTTGAATTGCCCAACCGGGAGTTTGTGCTGCCCAATGACGGTCAAATTCGCGTCTTTGGGCAATAGTGCCACAGGATGGTCTTTATCAATGGGGTTGTGAACACCGAGTTCGATGCCACAAATCTCCTTATCAATAGCCGTCTCTGCGTGCGAGAGCAGATGTCCAGGGCGTGTTTCGATAGCTTTGAGGCCGTCGATAACTTGCTGTCTGGAAATCGCACCAATAGCACCTTTGGTACCTTTACCTGCCAGATGGAATCCACAAATGAATGGGAATCCCTGTTGGGTTTGGGCCAAAGCAGTGGCCATACACATGCCATGGAAAGTTCCATCCTCGATATGGTACGAATACGAATTGAAGGAACCACCTTTGTCAGTTCGAGTATAGCCGCTGACTCCAGAATACTTACCAAAGTTTTCAACTGCCTTTGTTTCTTTATTATGGTACAAAAGTTCAAATTCAAGTTGTTTATCCTTCGGTAAAATGTCAGCAAACATATCAGTCAAATCTTTCTGATCACCAACACCTGGACAATACCAGATAGCATAATCAGTATTTGGAATATGATACACAGCTTCTCTGGACAAAGATTCGGTTTGAATCCTGTCAGGGCGGTAAATAGTGACAAAACTGCTTTGTTTGGGGACAACATGATTTGGAATCAATAAAGCATTGCTTTTAATGGGTACTGCATTGCAACTCTCAGTTTTAGTTGCAGACTTCTGGATGACGATAGACCATTGCCTCTTCTTCAAGATTTCTTGGTCCTTGGTCAAACTAGTTGTCCTGCTCCGATGAGTTGGCTTTGCATCCCATTTGTATTTAAAAGCGCGCCCAAGAGAACTCCAAAATGGGTGTTCTTCCGGGCCTTTCTCACCTTCGGGCACTTGTGGTTTAACGGTCTCACAAGCTTCCGATGTGGCGAAAGTTGACATGAATCCCATAAATGATCTTAAAGTGGCAACTCCGACAAGAGCTACAATACCACCTAATACCTTGGTTCTAGTGCGAGCATCCGTATCAAGCCAAAGTTCAGATGGTCTTCTGAATGTGGCAAAATTGCGAGCTTTTTCAGCAGCAAAGACTTTAGATGAATGCCAAATTGACTTCAAAGTGAAGAAAACTGGGAAAAGGTACAAGATCATTGGAACGCGAATTATTGGCACGTCTCCGAACACTTCAACCAACACAGACATGAAGTCCCAAAGAAGTAGAGCACCAAAACTGTAGTAATGTAAAGAATACAATTCAACAATATGGTTAGTCCATTCTTGGGAGTTTAAGAAAATGATGGTCAAAACACAAGGTAGAGTTAGCAAAACATTCAAAAGAGTCTGATTCAATAGGATAAACCAGGCTTTCTCAGTCTGCAAAATAGTGTCATATAAATCGTTCAACAAATCAGTGACAGCAGCTTGGGAATCAAGAACATCTCTTCCAGGAATTAGTGGAGGTAGATCAGCAAGGTCAGCCTCTGTTGGTTCCGGGCGAGCTTTCTTGCCACATCCGCATACAATATCGGGAAGGTCGTGTTCTTCACACAACACCAATTCTTCTGCGGAATTTGCAGTGTTAACAAGGTCTCTCTGATTTTCAAAATGTTTGCGGCTGGCGTCACGCAAGAAGTTCATTAGTGTCACAATATCTACATCGATCATTTTCTTGCCTTTATATTCGGCAGCTCTATAACCAATGCTTTGAGTTGGTGTCTTTTTGCTCTTCTTGTTTTTGCAATCAGCAGCTGGGATTTCATAATAAGGAGTCTCGACGGTAAAAAGAGCATAATCGGGGAATACTTCTCCTTTCATATGTTCAATTTTGTCAGAATCGAGCATACCACTATGTTTCTGGTATTGTGGACGAACTTTTTGCGTAATGGTATAGCAAAATCTTCCCAGAATAGCGATCTGTTCATTAGTCAATTCATCGACATTTAGATCCTTAACGTTAGTATTGCCGGCACAAACTTTTGGTTCTATGCCAATAACACCTTTAAGATCAGCGTTAGGATTTAATGCGAATTGAGGAATGTTGTTAATGAAACTCAAAACCTTTTCCAATGGATTGCAGGAAAGGGCAGCTGTTTTCATATTACACAAATCATCAAAAATTACTCCTGTGTGGTATGAACGGTATTCGGACTGAAACTTATCAACCTCATTCAATGTGCAAATGGAACGTTGACTGCTGTCAAATCCATTCATCTTGAGAATAGCACGGATGATTGGGGTGATGAGCGTTGATTTACCTACTGAAGATCCACCAAAGAGAAGGAAAGAAAAAGGACGCATTCTAATACTCTTCTTTCGGGACATTTCTCTTTTGCCAATAATACTTTTGATCTCTTTCAACTTAGCAGTGTAACCACTCTTTTCATTATCTTTGCACGAAGCAATTTTAAGGTTAAGAGTCGTTTCAAACTCAGCTAAACGACGATCATATTCTTGTTGCGAAACTACACGAGTTTCACTATCAGTGTCTTCAATATTAATTCTTTCAACGGGTTCCTTACCTGCTTCAAGCATAATGAAATTGGTAACCAAAAAGGTGTATTCATATGCAATCTTATCTGCAAATGCATCCGCATAAAAGGCACGGACATCATGTGTATCACAGAATAGGAGGAATCGTTCAAAGAACAGACTGGCAAATTCACAAGCGGCTTCAACAGCATCAAAAATGGTGACTGGTTTGTACTGTTTTTCAATAGTAAACAATACCATATCATCATATGTGAAGTTTTTCATTGTAACGACGCCTAAAGCTACACAGACTGAAAATAACTTCTGTGCGCTACGCCATAACATACTAGCACGGATGGTGTTAAAATTGTCATAAAGTTGCCGGAAGGATGCCATTGCATTAATTGGCAATGTTTTCACAGTCTTAAGCCATTCCTTAAATCTGGTCAAAACTAGCTTAACGCTTAGTTGTTTCCAAGGGATGGAGTCAAATTGTGGCATCCATGAAGAAGATTCAGCAGACTGAGAGTTCAAAGTCTTCTTTTTACGGAAGTTTTGTTGTTGTTCAATCTTCTTTCTCTTCTTCTCTGCTTTCCTATGATTTTTCAATCGACGTTTAAAATCACCGCGACGAGACATAATCCACATGTTCACTTCTTCAGAAGATTGCGAACGGAGTATTTCCCGCATGGTGGTTGAAAGTACAACGATGACGAAAGCAAAATAGGCAATCAAGATATACATTTGATTACCATAGGTGTTGATAAATTCAAGCATGACGCATATAGCGTCTATAATGTTTTCAAGTCCACTGTTCTCTGTCATATTTAATAAATAAGCAAAGAACCAAGTGAACACAAAAACCGGAGGGTTTGGTTTAGTGTTCAACAAACGGAACGCATTCTACTACGG